GTAACACCCACCCAAGCGAAGAAGTTCTTTGGGGCCGTTGAAGCTGGCCCCGAGCCTGAAGAGGTTAACCTGCTACGAGGTCAGTTCATCCATGGTTGCGAAATCATGGGTTTCGAGAACTTACTAGTAGGCAAGGACTTCAGTCCAATCTATCTTGAGGATTTGCCTCGTGGGAAACGCTCTCCCCTCCCGGATGGTAAGTTTTATCCGATGGAGAATGCGCTTAACGTTTTCAACGTTCCCTTTTTCAACGAGCTAATCCTTAGAGGATTTGAAACCCTGAGAGGGCTCTTCAATCCGTACTTCACGTTCGAAGATGGCGTGCTCGACGTATCGTATGATAAACTGTACGCTGGTCCCCTGTTGTTCAAACAGGAGCCCGGTTTCAAGTTACGTGCCGTTGCCGCACCAAATTTGGTGTGGCAGGCCGTTTTCTACCGCCTATACAATCATCTGAAACACATAGTTAAGGGGCTTCCCCAAGACTGCACTTATGACCAACAAAAAGGCGTAGATCGTACCATTCAGGCATTGGCTGAAGGGAAGAAAGTTTATTCCCTCGACCTCAGTAATGCTACAGATCTCTTTCCTTTAAGTCTCCAACTGAGTATGTTGGAGTATCTCGGGGTTCCGAAAGAGGATGTAAAAATCTTTGGTGACCTTTTCAGGTTACCCTGGACTACCGATTTACCAGACCACCGAGAGGTGACCTGGACCAGAGGACAACCACTGGGTACCTACCCAAGTTTCTTCATGTTTGCTCTAGCCCATCATGCATGTATTGCATGCGTTGGAGGCACCTCCGACAATTATTCATTGCTCGGAGATGACGTGGTGATCTATGATGCAGACGTGGCGGAGAGATATATCGAGTTCATGTCATCTATAGGTTGTAAGTTTGGTGCTGAAAAGTGCCTCACTAGTGACCTCCTCGCAGAGTTTGCGGGGAAGATTATCCACAAAGCTGGCTACTTCACGCAGTATAAGTGGTCGAACCCTACGGACGAGAATTTTCTCGACATCGCTAGAGCTTTAGGTATCAGTGGTTTAAAAACCCTTCCGAAGAGATATCAATCTCTCTTGGAGGTTATCGCTGAAATTCCTGAGGAGCTAGGCGGTTTAGGTTGGAATCCCAAAGGAACTCCATACTTGTTGCTCTGGTCGAAATGGGAATGGCTCAACACCAAGGCTCCCACAGAGCGCCTTACACGAGTAGATTTGGAGCTTAATTCGCTCCTGGATTCACACGATCGCAGCAACATCTCTGTTTACCACTGTCGTGTATTCCTTTCTCAGGGCATCGCTGCTCTGAAGAGGCGTTGGGACGTGATATATCCGGATTTCCCGGGTTA